GTGATGAACATCACAGGAAGGTACAATGATGCTGCGTGGAACAGGTCACTATTGACCTACACATTCGGCAATGGTTCCTACATCGAATTCTTCAGCGCAGACCAGGAAGCAAGGCTACGTGGTGCCAGAAGAAATATTCTTTATGTAAACGAAGCAAACAACATTCCATTTGAATCATACTATCAGCTTGCCATCAGAACATCTGATGAAATATTCATAGATTTTAACCCAACAATGCAGTTTTGGGCGCATACCGAAGTGCTGCAAGAAGATGATTCTGAACATCTGATTCTGACATTTAAGGATAACGAAGCTCTACCAGATACAATCAGAAAGGATATTCAGAAGGCAGAAGAAAAAGCAAAGCATTCTTCCTATTGGCACAATTGGTGGCAAGTGTATGGCCTTGGAAAAATAGGCAGCCTGCAGGGTGTTGTGTTTGATGGATGGAACCAATGCGATAAATTGCCAGATGATTACAGGTGGCGATGCATTGGCCTTGATTGGGGCTACACGAATGATGCAACAGCCATTGTTGAAGTAAGGCAAGCAGATGGCAAGCTGTGGCTGCATGAAATACACTATGCAACAGGAATGTCAAACAAGGACATCAGCAATGTCCTGGAAGGTTTCAAAGGTGTGGAAATCATTGCAGATTCTTCCGAACCTAAAAGCATAGATGAACTGCGAAGATATGGCCACAGAATCCGTGGAGCTGTTAAAGGCAAGGACAGCATCATGTATGGCATCAACCAAATGCAGCAGGTGCCATTGATGGTGACATCATCATCAACCAACATCATCAAGGAACTGCGTGGCTATGTATGGCAGACAGACAAAACAGGTGCATCATTGAACATTCCTGTGGACCATAGCAATCATGCGATTGATGCAGCCAGATATGCTGTGATGAGCAAATCAATGTCATCTGGAACCTATGCAGTTAGATGAAGAAGGAATGCAGCCATGTGTGGCGAAATGATTACATCAATGGTGGCAAGGTGTGCCAAGTGTGCATGAAAAAGAAAGCAGATGATACCATTGAACAGACTTGAAAAGGAACTGAAGGAAATGACATTTCCAGAGCAGGTGCGAATCAGCAAGTGTGAAGTTGTGACCAATGTGCCACAGATGATTGACAGCCATATCAAGGTGCTGAAGGCAAACACAGGCAACAGGCTGTTCATGCCGTATTATGACAGGCTGCTGATGTTAAGATTTGCTGTAGATACAGAATGAACAATTTGCTATTTACTTGAAAGGTAACAGATGAACATTCTTCATAGATTGGGCAAAGTGTGGAAAATGCAAGAAGCATATGATGACTACCCACAGGCAGCATCTGACAATGCAAAGGCTGCATTAAGATATGCTGAAAAGTACGGATGGAAAGGATGTTCTGGACCAATCGGAAAAGCCAGAGCAAGGCAAATTTCAAAACGTGAACCAATCAGCGTGGAAACAATTGAACGAATGGCAGCATTCATCCGGCACAAAAGGAACAGCAAGCGCAAACTTGGTGAAGGCTGTGGCCGTTTATCTTGGTTAGCTTGGGGCGGTGATGCAGGTGTGAATTGGGCGATTAGAAAAATAGAACAGATAAAGAAGAAGAATGAACGAAATTGAAATACCAAGCAGTTGGTCCGAAGTGACTGTGGAGCAGTTTGCCGCATTGCAGAATGTGATGAAACATGAAGACCTGCAACAGTATGAGAAGAATGTGGCCATCATCAGCATCATGTCTGGATGGTCAGAATCAGATGCCAGAAAAATATCATTGAAATCATACACCAAGATTATGAAATCATTGGCATTCCTATCTTCAGAAGTTCAAGGCAAGCTGCAGAAATACATGATGGTTAATGGCACCAAGTACAGAATTGAATCAGATGTGGAGCAGTTAACGGGTGGGCAATATATCACATTGATGCATCTGATGAATGACCAGGATAAGGTGATGGAAAATATGGCAGAAATTTTGGCATTATTCTGCATTCCATCAACCAAGAAATGGTTTGGATGGAAAGATGGCATCTATGATTCTGACAAGCACATGGCAGTTGCTGCTGAAATGAAGGATGCCAAGATGAATGTTGTATATCCATTGAGTGCTTTTTTTTTCGAAAGTTACAAGAGCTTCGCAAGCAGTATGCAGGTCTATTCAGCAATGATGGCGAAGAAGAAGTTGAAGGAAGCGGGAAAGCAGTTGAAACGTATCAAACCAGATTTGGATGGCTCGACTTGGTCAACAATCTCGCAAACAATGACCATAGCAAATGGAACCATTTCTTCCGTCTTCCAATCAGAGAACTATTTAATGTCATTACTTTCTATCGCGAAAAACAGGCGCATGATAGGCAGCAAAACATTCAACAGCAAGCAGGACTGAAGCATGGCATTTGACAAATTGGTGGACACATTGAATGGATTCCGTAAAGCATACACCAATGCTTTGGGCAAATCTATCAATGACAATAATTTGGTGGCCACAGGCAGGCTGAACACATCAGTCAGTCTTCCAAAACAGCCAAAAGTCAAAATCTTTGGTGGCATCTATAGTATGTACATCACGATGGAAGACTATGGTCTGGACCTGGATGAAGGAACAGGTACCTATGGACCAAGACCAAATAGATTCAACTTTGCAGAAAACTATGGTGATATCTATGAATGGCTAAGCAATCCAACCATCCGTGATAAGATAGGTGGATTCAAAGGAAATTCAGACACAGAAAAATGGACACAATCAAAGCATGAAGGTTTGGCATTTGTAATCTCACGCAATTTGGCTAACTACGGATTGCGACCAAGAAATTGGATTGACCCGTACACGGAACCAATCACCAGAGCAGTTCCATCTGAGATTGAAGAAGCCATTGCCGATGATGTCGCATTGACGATGGAACAACTGAAAAAATTTATCGAATCACAAGGCTAATGGCAACAATTATTGTTTCTTCAAATGGCGTAAGCCAACAACCAACTGACTATTCATTGGCATACAATGATAATAGGTATGTTGTGAGCTCCACTTTGTACACACAAACGCTAAGATTTAGAGTAAACATATTGAAATACCCATATGTTGCAGGTGACCAACCAATTGCATCGTTGGTCGTATATCCATCTGTTGGAATTTACCAAGGAACACCAATGCAGAATACTGCATGGTTTGATGTTTCAAGAATTATGCAGTCACAATTGACACATGATGTCACTATTCCTGCTGCGAATCACCAGGCATTCTTCCAGAATGACAACAGCCATTTTGAATACTTTATGGTCATCAATGAAGAAGATATTGATGCAGCAACTGACAGGTATAAAGATGTTGGTGTGAGTATCTTCGAACAGAAATCTGTTTGGAATGGTGTGAGAAACATCGTTGATTGGCTTGATTTTGATTACAATGATTTTATAATCAATGCACCATCAACAAGCAAGCGATTTTTGACAGATGCACCAAGCATCAGAAACATAAATTCTGCACAATCAGATTGGTTGTATTACATCGTGAACGACAAGCTAAGTGCAAACAAGTTTCTAATCAATGCATACGATGATGCCAATGGCACAGGAACATTGCTTTCATCTGGATTTGTCACATCACCATATCCAACTTCCAACAATTACGATTCACAATATTGGCGCATTGCAATTGGTCCACAGGACATTGCCAACATTGATGCATCATTGATGACCGGAAGCACACCATCAACTGTTCTGAATGGTGCCAAAAGTTACACCATCATGTTGTTGGACAGCACGAATGTACAGGAATCAGAAGCTGTGACATTTAATTTGGACCAACAATGTAGCAAGTATGAACCTGTCAGATTGCATTGGCTGAACAGACTTGGTGGCGTTGATTCATTTAATTTCAATTTGAAATCAATAGACAAAACAGATGTGAAGCGTGAATCCTATCATCAGCAGCATCACACGTTCACAGGTTTTACATACGATTATACCAACGCATCACGTGGACAGACTGACTATGATGTTCAGATGAATGAGAAATTAACAGTCAACACAGACTATTTGACCGAAGATGAAAGCATCTGGATGGAAGACCTGTTCACATCACCTGTTCTTTACAGAGAAGTGCATAGTGAATTGATAGCTATGAACATCACAGGAAAATCAATCCAGAAGAAGACATCATTGAATGATAAACTGATGCAGTACAAGTTCGAATTGAATTATTCACTTACAAACAGAAGACAACGTGGCTGATGTACAGGTGTTGGTTGAAGGCCGACCAATAGACATATTTCAATTTGATTTCAGTTTCAATTATGCGATTGCCGACATACGGCACCCAGATGAACGGAAAACAGAATATTCCAAGACAATCCAATGTCCAGGAACACAGCAAAATGATGCCATATTTGGACAGATATATGATGTGAACATTAGCAATGCTTATGATTCTGCTGCTGCAAATATTGAAGCAAACTTCAATCCAAACAAACGGGCCAATGCCAGAATCATCACAGATGGTGTGCAGGTGATGGATGGCACATTGCAGTTGCGCCAGATAACTGCGAAGAAGGACCAGTTGATATATGAAATCATCTTCATTGGAAAAATGGCCAACATCTTCAATGAACTTGGCGATTCAGAATTGAATGGTCTGGATGACGATGGCAATCCGTTGATTGATTTTAGTGACCTAAACCATGAATATAATTACGGCAGAATAATTAACAGTTGGGCAAACACAACAGGCTATGTTTATCCAATGATAGACTATGGTGTGAATGAACCATTGTACGAACCAACATCTGAACGAATCTATTCAGTTACAGATTTTAGGCCTGCTGTATTTCTGCATGAAATTGTTGACCGAATATTTGCATTCGCTGATTTCAGTTTCACATCAACATTCCTGTCATCTGCATTCTTCAGAAAGCTGATTGTTCCGTGGAACAATGAAGGTTTCCAACTTACAGAATCTGAAGTTGAATTGCGAACATCACAGGCTGCATCACCTGGACAAGATTTGAACGAATCATTCTATTCAAACAACTTTCCAACAGGCCCAATCATTCGTGAAGTATTATTTGATTTCAATGGTTCAATTGACCCGAATAACCTTTGGAACAATGCAGGTGATTATTATGAAGTACCTGCTGATGGTTACTACAATGTGCTCTCAACAATGTCATTCAATGTGACATTGACAGGCACATCATTTCCTGGAGTAGTGCCAATTGAATTTCGATTTTACAGGCAGTCTGTAAGTGGATTGATTCAAGCAGTTGGTTCGTCTGTTGGTGAATTGCAATTATCTGGCACAACAATCATTCCTGCAAGTGTGGAAAATGTTTATTGTGGAGCAGGTGATAGATTGTATGTTGAAGGATTTATATCAAATGTTCCGTTGATTCAATTATTCTTATTGAATTACCAAGTAGATGTCAACACAACATCAACCATAGAAGTAACATCTGGTGACCTTGCAATAATTGAAGGCCAAACAATTCCAATGAACAGCTTGGTTCCCGAAATAGAAATGAAGGAATTGTTGTTGTCCATTATTCAGATGTTCAATTTATATGTAACCATTGACCCAAACGATGAAAGGAATCTGTTGATTGAAACACGTGACACATTCTATGCATCTGGAACAGTAAAGGATTGGACACATAAGATGGCACGTGACAAGGATGTCACATTGCAACCATTGGGCCTTTTGACAGGGAACGAATTTATATATACATACGCTGAAGATGATGACCTTTACAATCAGAAGTATCAGAACAGTTTTGGTCATGTATATGGTAGAGCAAAGGCAGAAGTTGACAATGACTTCCAACTTGGCACCAATGAAATGGAAATTGTGTTTTCCGCAACACCAATGGTCAATGACAATCCAAGCAACAGAATCATTGGCAAGATATACAATGAAGATATTGATGATGGAATTGCTGAAACTGAACACAACATTAGACTGCTGTACTTTGGTGGATTAATTCCATCAAATCCAAGTTGGATATTTAGATACAATCAATCACAGGGGCCATCACTTCCAAGTTTAGTAATAGATGTGCCGCAAAGCACATATCCGTACGCAGGCCATCTGACACATCCAGGCACAGGTGGCATCATTCCACAACAGGATATAAATTTTGGAATACCAAAGCAACTGTTCTATTCGGGCAATGCATACACAGGCAGCCTGTTGTATACCAATGCAAATCTGTTCAATATATTCCATAGAAATCATATCATTGAAATCACCAACAAGGACAGCAAGATGATGACTGCAATGTTCTACTTGGAACCATTAGATATTATGAACCTTGATTTCCGTGACCAGATACAAGTGGACAATAGTTATTGGCGAATTAATGAAATAAAAGATTACAATCCATTCAAGGAGCAATTGACAAAAGTGGAGCTGTTCAAGGTAATTGTAAAGGAACCATTGAACGTTGACACATTCCAAGTTGGACAGCCAAAGAAAATATCAGATGGATTGGCGAAGGTCAATTCACCTGTTGTGAAGAATTTGCAAAGAAGTGGCAATCTGTTTCCACAGTTCAATGGTGGCAAGGTGTCTGGCAAGCGAAATCGTGTTGGTGACAGCACAACAACATTCATGGTGCAAGGTAGTGACAACAAGATTGGTGAAGGTAGCAGCAACATCACCATCATTGGTGACAGAAATGAAGTTGGTTCTGGATTGCACAATGTCCGTATCATCGGAACAGATGGTGCCAAGGTCAACAGGTCCAATGTCACATTCTTCAATGGCGAAGAGCAAACAAATGGATATGTCATTGAAGGTGGCGAAGATGAAATTCGGGCAACAGATGGTGGCGGCACCATCT